ATAAGCTGAGAAGTAACATGAGTCAGTATCACCATAGATAATCGCTTCACCTACGTGATCATACTTGCCGGTAATACATTCATTTATGTATGCGTCCATATGTTTAGCAATGGTACGACCGGTAAGGGTTGTGGATTGTCCAATACGCTTATCAAAGAAGCGACAACCAGGATTAAGAATAGCACCATACAAACTGTTAAGGTTAATCTTTTTAACCAACTGTCTTTTATCCCAAAACGCGATATCTTCATCTGTAGTAGCTTCCTTTTTCTTAGCCTGCATTTCTTTACGCTCAGCATACCAACGTTCTAGCAATCCTGGTATAACACCTTTGCGTTCATTATTAAATATAGTTCCATTTGCACTAAGTATCCAGGGCTTGTTACTGTCGAAGATCAATCGCCAGCAGTCTGCGGCACTCAACACATCACTGGTACCATTAGCCCAGTCGATGGTAATTTCTGTACCTGGTTCCATATTCATTACTGCGGCGTATTCTAACGATCCAAACAAACCTTCCCATGCGTCAGCAAATGACGAACCTCCTGTTTGTTTTTCTTTGATATAGTGTTCAGTCATCACAGGACGTAGTTGTCCAACAATAGTTTCTGGGCCCATGTTAAGTGCGCGAATAGCTGACGGATATAGTGAGTTAATGTCGATAGCACCAATGTAGTCGTGCATGCCTGCTTTAGGAGTTGCTACATAGGCACCTGCGGCCTGTGTGTCAAACTGCTCATCACGATTACGATTTGGAACAACCATACCCAGTTGATGTGCTTCATTGATGATAGCCTGTTCGGTAACAGCCACAGCACCCATAGTCGTTTGTAGTAGCACAGTATTGTCATGTGCTAATTCGTTAGCAAGATCTAAGAAGCGTAGTTTTTTATCTAGTTTAGCTAACAAGGCAGTATCTTGACGGTTATATTCGATAAACTTAGGAAAGTCTTTGTTATACAGTTGATCTAAGGTGCCTTCATACTGTGTTTTACTTTCACCTAGCTCATATTCTGAGATAGCATCTAGGCTATAACTATGACGTTCTTCATAGGTATATTTGCGATACAGTTGCATATAGTCCATATGCACACGACCAATCAAATCGAATGTCAAGTTGCTGGCACCAAAGCGTTCAAACTCACGCTGTTTAGGAAACTGACCCCATAAACAAAATCTGCGTGTATCATCTTTGCTTAGGACACGATTGGTACGCTGTACCATATACGGAATATCAAAACCTTCTGAGTTCCAACCTGACAGTATGTCTGCATCATCAATCAAATCTAAGAATGTTTTGAGTAAGTCTTCTTCACGTTCCATCAAGAAACAGTTGTCATAGTTTTTGGCGATTTCTTCGGCAGTTTCCCAGCTCATGCTCTTAGGGGGTATCACCATGGTAACTAATTTATCTAGCCAATCTAGATATACTGATACCGCGGTGATTGGATTAAATGGATCTTCTGGTTTACTAAAACCTCTGACAGGATCAAAGTCTACCTCAATGTCGAAGAATGCTGTTTGTAGTTTGGGCGACTTCTGTCCTAGATAGTTTTCTTCTAGGCAACGGAACACAGGATTGATATCGCTTTCCCATATCTTTTTACCCGAATTGATTTTAAGTTCCTTATGGAACTCTTTGCCTATGCGTGTGCTGAATCTGCTGACAGGTGTATCATAGATAGTACGGAATTTACCACGAGGATCATCATAGTAAAATGTGTAATTAGCTGGGAATTCTTTGTATTCTCTTTGTCCATTTACACGTTCAACGATGTAAATGCGATCTTTTGTTCTGTCGAACAATGCGTCTACGTAACTCATATTTTCCTTTTTTGTGCGACTTCTAGCTCACACACACTCTGCATGCCCAATGTAGGCGTTTAACTATATAATAACTTAATCCAGGCGATGAAGTCAATGATAAAGATGGTAATACTAGTTGCTAGTAAGCCAAAACTACCACGACTTATGCTGGTGTATATGCTGATACCTATCGCAATCAAGAATAATGTATAGCATAACAGCAAAGGCACATCTGGTACTGTAAACGCAAACAACAGTGCCACTGCTAGATTCAACATCCAATTAATGGTTTCAAATACTACCCTAACTGGATTTGCCTGCCAATCATCCTTGATGAACTTGACAGTATCATGCCAATCGATCAAACTGTGCGACCAACAGTTTCTAAGATGTCTGTTAGTGTTTCGTGATCAGTGTTGGTATCTGTAAATTTACTTTTTTGGGCGATCTTAATTGCTTTCTTTAAGATAGCTGGTTTGATTTCTAATTCTTCAGCGATCGCTTTAACTGTATCGTTTAAGCCTGCTGAAAGGTCTTCTACTTCAGTTAATACAGCGATACCTTCGTTGATTAACTGCGTTAGTTTAGCCTTTTGTTCGCTTGAAAACATTTTTGACATGGTGATTCCTTGATTGAAAAACTATAGTGTACAACAATTATTTACTCGTGTCTAGCTGTTTGGTAAAATTATTCTGGTCTGCACTTGCGCAGGACACGGGTAGCATTTTGGAAACCAAAAGCCAAATCATCATATAGGTCTTCTGGTGGGCGAACGATAAATGCACGATTCAAGTAGGCCATCTGCCCCATGTCAGCATAGTAGGTACTAGTGGGCCAACGTGGACGACCCCATTCCATGCTGTGTATCAGCAGGCATTCATCGCCCACTGCTTTGAGTATTTCCTTGCGTTGTGTTATGGGTTTGTTGGTACTTTCTAATAGTTTGATACAGATGGGCTCGGTATTAACCAAAGGTTTATCTAAATAATGGGCAAACATCAATACCAGATATGCTTCGATATTTTCTGCCAAATTGATTGTAAGTTCGTTTTCTGCTCTGCGAACTATGTTGTAGGATTCTCTGACGTAATAATCCCAGTTGTTCATTTACATTACCATTTACGGCATGACCAATATCTAGCTTTGGTTTTTGGTCCTGGATTAGTGTCGCAGTGATGACGAGCACGGAATGATTTTCTGCGTGCAGGATTTGATTTCTTGATACGCATGTTGGGATCACCGAAGTTTACTTTTTTGATATTACCGGTTTTAGGATCCTTGACATATACTTTAAACTTCTTAACATCGCCCTGCATGGGTTTGTTAAGTTGCACAGTACGTCCGTGATATTTTGCTTCCTCGAGGGTTTCTTCGATATCACCATATGCTTCGTAAAACTCATCACCTTCATAGGTTTCTTCAATGCTTTCACCTGCATGTTTGAAGTACTGTACTTCGCGTTCACGTTTTTCAGCACCAGCACGTGTAGGATATGTACCTAGATTCTTACCAGATTTTTTACTAACAAGACGATAGCCATCTTTAACTTTAACAATATGTTCTACAATGATCTCATTGATTTTCATATACTATACTCTCCAAAACTGTCTGATGTGTTCTAGTGTGGCATCCAGATCACCTTCGCCTTCATCGAAACTTTCTTCTGCTGAAATATATGCGTTATTTCTAGCATCATAGACACTGCTAGGAATCATTTCATCATCATAGTCTGCCATTAGGGCATCATGTGTAAAATCCATGGCCCATTCTACTTCTTCGGAATTTTTTGGTCCTGATACTAGTATGCGTCTTAATTTTTTATTTGATACGTGACTAAATGTCTGCGTATCTTCACTTATCTGGCGCTTAGGATCTAAGTGTTGGTTGGTTTCACTGACATTGCCAAAAACTGCTTTATGTGCTAAGGGTAAGAATTTTTGATAATCTTGATCTAAATCAATACCATCAATTCCCACGGTCTGTTTGCTAGCGACATGTGTAAGATAAACTCCTTCACCACCGCCACCATCTCCGAGATCTGGTAAATCATCGACCCATTGAATTGTGAATCCTTGCTGTCCTAGAGTTTTAGTGATTTTATCTAATTCTGCGGCATAACCTGCACGATCATTGACAATTTCTGGCTCATCGGCATGATGTAATCCATAATAGATTATAAACCAATGGTATGCTAAACCTTTTACCAACGGAGATAATTTAAGTTTAGGTTGTTTAGCTTGAGGTAATCCTCCAGCCTGCGGTAAATTTGCCTCAGCAAGTATTTCTTTAAATCTCATTTTTTCTTTCCTCTACGCATATTTATCTGCCAGCGTGCTAGTTGTCCTTTGCGTCCTGGTGCTCGAGCGGCTTTTTCTAGCTGTGCCATAGTAGCACCTTTGGGTATACCGTGGCGTTGGCTATCACCTGGGCGACCTGGACCTTTACCATCTGCGAAGTTTTCGTTAGTATTACGAGTCTGTTTAGGACCTTGGCGTGTTTTCCATTTCTTATCTGTAGAACAGTAGTAGCGTCCATAGTTTTCGATGATATATGTATCTGGTATTTCGCCATAGCGTTCAGTCCACATATCATGTAGCTCTTGTCCTGTCAGGTTATAGGTATGAGCTATGCGTGACATGATCTTGTCGATCTTAGCATAGACTTCTTTATCTGACAGTTTGTTTAATTCTTTTTTGCGATTGTCTAAAGCAGCCTTTAGTTCTGGCACTGCACCTTTAGCGTCGCAACGTTTACCTTCTTCAACGCTTTCTTTTTTAGTTTTATTGCCCCAGTTCTTAGCACCTTTCTTACGACACTGTACTAGTGCACCTGATGCATAAGCACTAGGCCATACTTTATAACGGCTTTTTACTTTATAGTAGCAGGCATCTTGTTTTTCGTTGATCATAGTGTCTGGATACATAATACCACCACATTCTGGGCAAGATTCCTGACCTTCATTTTTTACACAGTTGGGCACTGTCTTACCAAACATTTTCTTATTGCCTTCTTTGTGATAACCTTTCCAGCAGTTTTCATCTAACTCATCTTCTCGAACTTTGGTAGCTACGTTCTTAGCTGGACCACGACGTTCTGGGTCGGGATCTTCTCTGCGTTTTTTAGCGGCTGCACTAGCACGACCTTTCTTACCCAGTGCGTGTGCTTTGCTCTGTGGTAGACATTTAGGTTTACCTTCTTTGTCACTGCCACGGGCACAGCTACCACGGATCTTGCCATCGGGTCCGAATCGTACCCATTTTTCTTTAAACCATTTACGTAGATTTTCTTCCAGTTGAACTGGTGATAGTGTGCAGACTTCTTTTTTAATATCAATCTTAGCTGTAGGAAACTTTTGTACTACCATCTTAGCCTGATTATTAGCCTCCATGCGTGAAGAATAAGTAGCCACTGGTTTGTCATTGAGATACAAGATATATTTTTCTTGATCTTCATCTAGTTGTTCCGTGATAGGACCACCTTCGATCCAAGCATCACAAGTACGTTTACTAGCACATTTGAATTTAAGGAATTTACAGTAGCCTAGATGTCCAGCATCAACCGAGTCCATAGCACTTGAGCCTGGTTCTGAACCTATACCTTTGGCTATACAGGCCTGCATGTTTTTAGATACATCGAATGCTCCACAGTTACCACAACGATTCTGTTTTACTGACTCTATGTCTTTAGTATTCCATTTGTCTGCTAGTTCTTGCCAATACTCAT